ATACGTTTATCAATCTCACTATAATAGTAATCTGTGCGTGGATCAACACCTTGATTTACTAAATCTTCGTGAATTGCATAAGCAACGTTGGTCATCACCTTATCAGTGCCAAACCATTCGTTTTTCTCTGCCCAAGACTCAGCTTTTGGATCCTTAACAGGTTGTTGAGGTTGTACTTTAGGTATTTCAATCTCTCTTTCCTGCTTAGGAGCATTTGCTAAAGCCTCTTGTTGGGCTTTGATTTGCTCATATCTGCTTTGCTCTGTGCTTAATTTTCCAATTTCAAATTGTGCATTTGCGACAGCATCATAATCTTGGTCTTCCATAGCTTTCTTCAGCTTTGCTTTCGCTGCTTCCATGGAACCAGTCAAACGACCACCCATCTCATTTACATAACCACTATTAAGTTTGCCTAATTCATCTTTAATTTTATCTCTTTCGGCTTTAATAGCTTGAGCAATTGCTATTGCTTCTTCTTCACGTCGTCTAGATTCACCAAGCTGATAAGCATATTCATCAAATCTTTTCTGAACAGATTTACTATACTTTTGTTTGGAATCTTCTTTGGGTTCCTCTTCGTCTTTTACTTCTTCTTGCTTCGATTTATCTTCAACAACAGGATCTCCCTGCGTCTCATCAACCTCTGCTTCAAAAGTTTTTCTCTCTTGAGGAATCTCAATTTCATTTTCTTCTGTTTGAGAAGCAATATCTTCCGATTCTACCTCTACAGAATACTCTTGTTTTGCTTTATTACCTACTTGCCCCTGTAATTCAGCAACTTGTCTATCTACTTCGTTCATGCGTATACTCCTAAAATGTCTTCAGGACTTTCCACAGTCCCGATTATCTCATCATCATTTAATATTCTGAGTTCGCCTCCCTCGATTTTGATTCGAGATCCAGCATATCGTGCGATGATTACCCAATCGCCTTTTTTACACCAAGGTCCATTTGGAAATTTATCCTTATCTGCGTAAGCGTCGGGTCCGACTTCTAGAACTAAAGCACATACAGAAGCAACTTGTTGATCTTCTACAGCTTTGTCAGTTAATAAAACACCACCTTTAGTTTTACCTACACCTTTGTAGGGAAGAACTATTAATCTCCAACCTGTTGGTTTGGGGACTTTACTAAGGTCGCTCTTTTTATCTTCTTCTTTTTTCTCAGCGGGCTTTATCCCCACTATCTTTTTTTCGTTGGGCATAATCAGCCCCGTTGTCGACTTCATCGTCTACCTCCCATTTGCGAAACAGATCCCTAATATCTGAATCGAGTTTGCGAAGAGAAGTTAGTTGACCAACTAGGTATTGGTATTTATCCCAACTCTCTACGTTTCCGTCTATGATTACAGACTTTACATCGTCTTGTCTAGTCTTTATTAGACGTAAAATTGCTGAATAGATATTATCTTGCACTACTTAGTAATCTTCTTGTGCTTTTCAAAAGTTCTCAAGCCCGCCATTCCAAGCAAAGCCATAACTAAAGGCATTAATTGTTCCATGTTCATTTGGGGTAGTGGGCCCACTTCAATTTGGAATACTCCTAAAAAGAACACGATAAAAGGTTTAAGTACAAATTCGAAAAATATGGCCAATGCTGCACTAAATCCAATGAGGGGTCGCCAAGAACGTTGCAGTAGACCTGAAATATCGGTAGCTGTAGACTGAGCATCGGCTAAATTAATATCCATTTGTTTAGAGTTAATTTCATTTTCAAGTTCTTGTAGTTTAATTCTGATTTGACCTTTTTCTTCTTCGGATGTGTGAACACTGTCGATCACTTTACCAACAGTGTCCACTAAAGATCCGCCTAAAATTTTAGATAACATTGATTAGATGTATTGAGCGATGATCCAGCCAATAGCAATACCTACTACAAGCCACTTCTTCTTTGGATGATCATTCCATAGTTGTTTGATTTTATCCATTAGAATACTCCTTTGAATTTGGTACCACGAATTGCAGCACCGGTTCCTCTCATACCTTGAGAGTTAGGTCCCTTCTTAGGGGGAACTGTTCGTGTAAGTCTTTTACCTTCAACTGACCCACCGTCTTTTTTACCTAAAGCTTTTTTCGCTTTCTTTAACCCTTGGCCAATAAGCGCTCCTATGTTAGATGATTTTTTATTTTTTTGATATTCCTCAGTTAAGAAAACTCCAATATCTTCTGATGTTGGATCTTCATTACCTTGTTGTTTTAAAATTTTTTTTGCCGCACTAATATTAGAGGGATCGTTTACGTAAGCTTCTAGTCCTTCTTGAGATGCCATTAAAATACTCCTTTGAATTTTGTGCCACGAATAGCGGCCCCTTGACCACGAACTTTTGTACCTTTGTTCATCATTCCGCCATTAGATTTTTTAACAGGCTTCTTCATTCTATTTTTAACTTCGCCACCTTTAGCCATGTCTTCAGGATCATAACCTGCTTGCTCTTTAAACTCTTCAATAAGATCTTCCATACTTAACTCATTAAGAGAAACACCATCGCTTTCATCAATTCCTTTATCGGTATAAATCTCTCTAATCTCTTTTATGAGTTCGTTCTTTTTCATTAAAATACTCCCTTAAAACCTTTTCCGCTAATCGCCGCTCCTGTGCCTCTTGACACCATACCACCGTTTGCTTTTTTCTTTGGCTTATCCATTTCTTTTGCCATCTTCATTTCATCTTCAGTAGCAGGGCGTAGTTCAATCTCTAAAACCATACCACCTTCTTTTTTCTTCACCGCTCCACCTTTTTTCATATAGCCCATTTTGTTTCTCACGTCAGTGGGTAGCTTTGCTAGTCCTGGATTTTTGCTTTTATCAACTGGTTTTAGTGGCATCGTAATCTCCTAATGTACTGTTTTACTATATACGGGGATAGCCTCGTATTTATAATTTGCTAGTAACTTTAACAAATCTTGTGTTTGTTTCAACCCTATTTCACGGTTCATGGCCCACTGACCTGCGGCCAAATAAGAACTCGCAATGGCTAATGGATCAACGCCTTGGGAAACATAGAGAGAAAACAACATCTTAAATTCGTAAGTAAGGGAATCAACGGCTTCTCTATCAATCTCTTCAAGAGGATTATTTTTTTCTTTTTTTGACATTCGATTTACCTGCCTTTTGTAAAGCAATCGCAATTGCTTGTTTCTGAGGTTTACCTTCTTTCCTCAGTTTAGATATATTAGCACTAACTGTTGCTTTACTACTACCTATTTTTAGCGGCATCTATTCTCTCTCTTTGAACGGCAGTTCTTTGATTTTGAATGTTTTGTTGTTGAGCGAGTCTTGCAGAATCTGCTCGCTTCTTATAACTTAATTTATCTTGTTCTAATTTTTGTCTTGCTAAATCATCGGCAGCATCGACATTAATTTTTTGTTGCTCAAGATCTAACTCTTTTAACTTTAAATCAACTAAAGGATCGGGACCATTTCCTAAGGGTAATACTTCTTGTTCTTCAGCGACCATGTCGTCTGTAATTGCTGCAATCTTCACCGCTACTTGTTTTTCAATTTGTGCTTGGAACTGTTGTTGTAGTTCGGGTGGAACTTGTCCTCCAAACTTTGCAGCTTCTTGTTGTAGAACAGGTTGTAATTCCATCATCACTTCATTTCGTGCTTGTGCAGAAACGTGTTCAATAACGTGTGCTTGAAGTACAGTTAAAACTTGTGGGTTATTTCTGACCAAATAAGAACTCATAAAGGCACGGTGGGCTTCCATGTGAGCAATATGATCTTGATCGGGGAACACTGTCAATTGTCCTAGCATCAATGATTGTGAGTTCTCGACACCAGGATCGACAGGTTGAGGTCCTGCGGGTGGAGGTAAAATATTTTCAATTTGTTGAACACCTAATGCTTGATACATTCTGCGATACGCTTCATATAAATTGTGAATCTCGGGATTGCTTTGAGCTAATTGTAATTGAGTTTGTGCCAACATAATTCTTTGTGACATCGAAAAGATATTGGGATCGGAAACAGGAATAACATCAACTCTGTCATCAAAGTCGGTTGTCTTAATCGCACGATCACCGCCCGCAACTTCATACGGATATTCTCCTGGTAAAGCGGTAGCAAATAATCTAGCGAGTAATTGAAATTCTTCTTTTTGTGCATAGTGACATCTTTTGTGAATACCACTCATCACTTTGGAACCTTGTTCTAAAAGTGCCATGGTGGTACCGACAGGGTTAGCCTGTGAACCATCTCCGACTTTCATATCCGCAATCGCTGCAAATCTTCGACCTGCATCCACGACATATCCTAATAACTGAAATAAAGTTCCATCGGGTCCTTTATATGGTAAAGGCATTAAAGCATTTCGTAGATCTCCTCCTGGTGCATCCACATCTCTGAATTCTCCAGGCATCAAAGGTTCTTCATCATCTCGTACACGAAGACCTCTGGATTTGAAACCGGCAGGTAAGTTGGACAATGTACCTGCATCGAGCAATGCTCGCAGTGCTGCTGTGGCTGTGCGAGTTAATCCACCGAGCATATGCACTAAACCAAAACCATAAAATCCGAGACCAGGTAAAAACTTGTAGTGGACAAAATATTTTTGTCTCATGAACATCGGATCGTTCTGTAGATAGTTTCGGTAGATTGATAAAATCTTTCCGGTGCCTTGTTCCAGTGTCACAACATAAGGCAGTTTTAGTCCTGTGGGCTCACCATCTGGTCCTGTGTTTTCATATCCTTCGAGATCTAAATCGACGTGCATCTCGAGTAATTGATACTGACCAGAATATTCTGACTTTTGGACTCCTTCTAATTCATCGTACTTTTCTTGAATATCGGAATACGAAGAATACAATTCGTCGTTCTCATCAATTTCAATATCTCGGTAAAAACCAGAAATCATTTGTCGCTTTAAATCATTCGGAGAAATTTTTATCACATGCGTAATGCGTTCGGCATCTTCTAATTCCGATGCACCGTAGTTCACGACCAAGTCTTCACTCGGTATAAACTTCGCACACGGTCTTCCCATGTTGCCATCAAAATAAACTTTTTTAAATGCACTACCGGCTAACGGTAAATGAAAAAGTAATTGATCCATTTCGGGATCGTACTCTTTCATCTTGTACGTAATTTGATAGTTCATAAATTCTTTGACTCGCTCGGCCTGTTGTTCTACCTCAGGAGTTGCTACTCCTAAGACAGCGGTCTTAACAGGACCGCCCGCAGGCAAGAGTTCTTTATACGCTCCTGCTTGAAACTGCGTGACGGCCTCAGCGAGTAGTGGATGAGAAACCGATGCTGCCCCTCGGAAGGGATTTGAAACTTCTTGATATTTGAAACCTAAGAGATCTAAACCTTTGATGTAACTTTGTTCCCAATCTTTTCGGGATGTTTGGTCGACCGAGAACTGTGCTCGGAGTTCATTGGAAATTTTTGCGAGAGTTTCTTCTTCGATGACTTCGGCTAAGTTGTCAGCG